TAAGTCTGGGGCCAAATTCGACTTCCTGGCTCCTGCCGCTGCCGCTGGTGGCTACAACCAGGTGTCCGCTAATACGGACGGCAAGAAGAAGTAAGTCTCTAGCCTCAAGGGGCAGAGCCAGGGGGTGGCAAAGTGCCGCCCCCTTTTTCTATTGACATTCGTTAAAAAAGACCTACCATATATTTAACAAGGAAGTCGCGCATCTCCCCCGCAAAGGAAAGCCGACCAGCCCCCCAAGAGTTGACGGTAACGCGGTCAAATTTCTGGGGGGCTTCTTATTGTGTTGACATTCCCAACGGAATGCTTACAATAGGGGTTGCGGGGAGAAATGTAGTGATAAACTTCACCAACAAGCCAATGGGCACGGAGCAATCCGATAATGACCATCCCGTCCATGGGGCTTGTGCATTTTATCTCCGCAACGACGAGGTGCGAACCCTCGGTCAAGGGACACGCTGGATGCACGGCCCCCTTGACGCTCTGGCACAGGATGCCAGTAACCGTAGTGGTAATGTCGTGAGACATAACCAAAGGTCGGTATGGATGCCACCGTCTGCTAGTCCCTCCCTTGGACGACAGATGGTTTGCAGGGGGCCGTTCGGTGCTACCCGGTTCTCTGTGGTGAAAACACCCTCCATATCGTGCATCGTCAGATCCCTCGGGGTGATCCTGGCTTAGGCCAGTTATCTGACTACATTTCGCCTTCTCTACCCAATGAGAGCAATCGTTTCGGGAGAACGACTCATTGGGTAGGGAAGGTTTTGTTCTTTCCTGGGGTGATCCCCGCACGAGAAGCCAGCCCACCGGGATACAGCACAAACTTTCGGCCCCTAGTGCTAAGATACCCACAATAGAGACTACAATGGACCTTCACCGCAACCTCGACCCACTGAAAAACCTGTCCTTCTTCAGCGACCAGTGCCATTGCTGCGGTCGCTGGCTGATCGGGGCCATTGAAGAGGAACGAGATACCAGTTGGGCAGTCTGCGGATGCGGTCATGTCTTTGAGTGCAAGAACAAGATCAAGTGGCATTGAATAAAAACTTGCGCGTTTCTGAGATTGACGTAAACTTGGATTGAGGAGCGGGAGACTATGAACCCAAAATACGAACAGGACCATGGGACCATGTTTACCGTAAGTTCAGATGGTCAAATTGGAACCTTCAAAATTGCACCACCACCGAAAGCCGTGGGTCGGTGGGAGCATCGAACGGGATTTGAAGGATCTATGGGGGTAGCTAGCCTACAACTTTATATGTACCGAAAGCCTAGCTGGATCACACGATATTTGATGAAACACTTGATGGAAATTCACTGGGTTGATGCACAACCTTAACTCCCCAATAGGGGATGGTCGTTGACAACGATGACAATGATTAGCGCATAGTTTCATTGAACAAACGGAATGACTGATATAATTACTACTTACTGCGCTTGATATCAACTGGTGAATATATATATGCAGTAAGTAATAGAAACTGTTGCCTTGTGCATATTAAGATGGATAAAAGAAAAACAGCCAGTTCTCTTGCGCGTTTACCAGAAAAGCCTATAATTTAGGTATTGCCCATTCCGGGCAGGAGGAGAACAGATGGCTAAGGCGCGTTGGATTCGGACTGAGTGCGGTTGGGCTGGGCGGAAGGGATTTATCATGCATGCCCCGAAAGGGGAAACCTGCAAGTATGTGTATCAGACCTATGGTGGCGGGGAAAAACTTTACTCCGATCTGATCTCCGACTTGAAGAAGAACGCAGACCAGGAGTAGGGATGGATCTAAGGGAACTTAAGGATAGTGAATTTGAGGGTGTATGGGACTACGGAGGCCCAACCCGGTTTGGTCATGCTCTCCAAGAGTTGTTCCCAGAGATGTTGGGTCTAGTAGAAGCATGTAAAAGAAACGATGGGTATGGGGAGGCTTGGGACATAAAGCAAGCAATTGAAGCATTCGATGAGAAGTTGGGTTCTTTGTAAACACCTATAGGGGATGCGGTTGACCAACGAAGAAAAAGAACAAGCCCACCAAACCTGGCTTGAGTCTCGTAAGCTCGGTGTCTCCGGGTCTGATATTGCCTGCATCATGGGAGCCAACCCCTACAAGTCAGAGGACGCCCTTCTTCTCGACAAACTGGGGGTTGGAAAGCCCTTCACTGGTAATGCCGCGACTAGGGCTGGTCAGCGTCTGGAGCCGATGGTTGCGGACTGGTATGCCAAACGGAACGAGAAGATTCTTATCAATGGGTCCTTTACCAAGTCAGCAGAAGACCCCAGGTTTATCGGAACCCCCGACTTTTTGACAGCATTTGGGGGCATTGACACCAAGACGGGGGCACAGCATACCTACCGGGCCGGATGCCCCAAGTATTACGAACTCCAGGTCCGGTGGTACAATATGATCTGTGGCGGGGAGCATTGGGACATCGTAGTTTGCATCGTCCCTAAAGATCGGTCTGAGATTCCTCTTTAGGAGTCGGATGAGTTTTTGTATCAATGGGTCCAGAATCGTCCAGTTCTTGAATATCCATTCTATCGTGATCTTCAGATTGAGAGAGACATGAAAGATGCCGCGCTTCGGTTCCTAGACAGGCTTGAGGCGCTAAGGAGTAAACGATGAAGATCCGTTTTTACTGTGATATTTTAGTGCCCTACTATCTCCCGAAAGGCCAGACACTCAACCTCTGCGCGACCACTATGCCCTACCAGGGGCAAGTCCCAGAGGGGTTTAAGCGGGTCTGCTTCGACGCTGACTTCCCGCCTGGGTTTATCACCGAGGGTATCCAAATCCCATCTACCCCTGCGGTCGAAGTCCCATCCGTAGATTGATCTTGTCCACTAATCTTGCGTTGAGTTGGGAAGTTCCGGTGACTCAATTGGATCAGCGTCTAGCATTTGAGTAGCTACACTGCTCAATGCCGGATCAGCCTCAAGCATACGCCTGACACGCTCCCTGATCTGCTCGGGGGTCATACTGGCGTATTCGTCCCTCTGCTCCACGATCTGTTTTTCCTGGAACCTCTTGTTCCCTCTAGCGGCAGCGCGGAGAAGCACATCCACCTTGAGCTTATCAGCCTGGACATTCTCTCGGTCTGTATTGATCCCAATATCTAGTGCTTTTTCACCTAGTTTATGGGCTCGGATCTCCTCGGCGCGGTCATAGTCCCGCAAGAACTCAGGATGGTTGTCAAACCAGGAATAGACCTCCTGCATGGTAGGCATACCGCGTTGGTCACAAAGCTCGGGGAGCGAAGTCCCGGACGCTACAAGCGCATTGATGTAAACCATCATCTTCTGACGGTTGAGGATCTTCCCATCCACGATCCATTCCTGCTTGTAGTCCATCTTCCTCAACTCCTTCATCCTTCGGTTGTAAAGCTCAAGACGCTCCTTGGCCTTGCGATCCCCGAACTGAGCAGCCAGCCGAAGTTCGTAAGACTCCTTCAACTGCTTGGCAGATACCCTGAACCGGTAAGGCTTCTTATTCCCCATAGGCCCTAATCACTGTTTACTCCAGATCCCAGATGACTTGTCGCGGAATGCGGTTGAAATCGCAGCAGCCAGGTTATCTAGGATTCTCTCTCTCTCATGCGGGGATCCGATCATGGTGAAGTAGTCATCATAGGACATGGTGACATAAACACCCTCGTTCCCCTTTACAAAGAGGATGGTCCGGCCTGCGTTCCCGTCTCGAACATCCTGGACCCGAAATCCGTAGAAGTTATCCCCCTTGTCGAGAATCATCACTCCTCCTTGTCGCGGGCTCGCAGCGCAAGAGTCTCTTTGACCCAATACAGGGGAACACCAGGCTTCCCCTTCTCGTCCCGGTCACAAGGGATGGATTTACGCAAGCACCGCTGGTAGATATTTTGCCTCGTTGACCCCAACTTGCGGGCCACCTCCGCAAAGGAAAGATGTGTAGACCAGAACTCATCAACCATACAAAACTCCTCTACTCGGATTATAGGTAAACCCGTAAACCTGTCAACTGCCCGGACCATTCAAACTGCACCCCTGTCCACGATTCATGAACAACAAATAATCCCGAACGGGAACCCCAAATCTCAGACAAGAGCAAACGCAACACCAGCGCGGTTCTCCGATCCCCCAGACTTGAAACCCGTAAACCCAAGTCCAATTCTTCCCCACGTCAGGGTGACTTATTAACATAAACACCCCATCGTCATCCACCCGCCCTCGCTTATACTGCTATAATTATTATATTACTCGCCATTATACTCTACCTAGACTTACGAGGTAGTCTTACCCCCGGTGTAGAGGAGACAACCCCCTGCAACTGCATTATGCTTATTCCATTATAAATCTGCTATTGCATTATGTTGGCGTAAACTGGTTTTAGTAATTGGTCCGCGTACTTGTCGGAGTGTAAACTGGTTTGAGAAATTAGTCCGTGTACTTGGCGAAGTGCTTCCCCCCCGCCGCCGTCGATTCCGCTGGTCCCACCCTGGGGGGCCTACCGGGGGCTCTCCGCCGGCCTGAGCCCCCGGATGCAGCGCCTAGGCGCATTTAGGCTATCCTATGGCATACGGATGCAGCATATATCAGCACCTAGCATACTGCGCCGTTATTATATTAAGGAGCTGCGCGGGGCCTGGCGGTGGACACGTGGGGCCTTCGTGCAGCTTGCGAGGCTAATTCCTGTAGCCGTGAATCCGCGTTTATTCGGGAAAGGGTGGGGAAGTGTGGGATTTTGCATCATCTGGGGGAATCGTCTTGGGAATTTGCATCATCCCGGACGAATGGCGGTTTAATTTGCGCCATCGAACTGCATCCTACAGTCTGGCCTTCGGCGTCTCAGTCTATCTTCTCTTTATTGTCTGATGCCTCCTGTCCCGCGAGTTGGGTCTGCCTGTCTAAAGTCTATGACGTAACACGTCAGTTTACGGTGACGCGGGTGACGTAACACGTCAGTCTATCCATTAAGGTGGCTCAATTCGTATTCCAGTCAGGGAATAATAAAACATTAGACTTAGGTACCCTGCAACATGCAATCTGCAACATGTTGTGTTTCGCATCGTGTCCTAGGCTCTGATATGGGCAGAATGGCTAGTATTATCAGTGTCCCGCGACTTGGCGCAGACATTGCATCCTTTATTCTGTGGCCGATGTCACAATCTTTGGAGTCTGAGATGATCCGCTTTGAACATACCGACACTTTCGGGGGCGAGGCAAATTACGCTTGGGTCCGTCGTGGTGAATACAAGGGAAACAAGGAAGAATCCGATCTCAGCTTGGTCCGTGCTGTGAAAAAATTCGCTGGGTTCACTGGGATCAAGTGCCGCGTGGACCACAATGGCGACATGATCGCCATTTATCCTAGTGGATTGTGCCAGGTCTGTTTCATTATTTTTGAATACTGACATCCTGGCCCGAAACTTGCGTCCATTCACTCGTGGCCGATGCCACGAACCTCTGGAGTCTAGAATGAAATCTTACAGCGGGAAGGGTATTTTCGACCCCAAGGAAGCCAAGTCAAGGCGCAAGTGGTTCCGTTCCCCACGGTTCCGCGATCTGTGCCG